TATCAACTGGGAATTCAACTAATGGTGGGGGTGATATGTTAACTGAAGAAGAAATGAATCAATTGCAAAATATAATAGAAGAAACAGAAAAAGAAAAAGATGTCAAGAAATCTTAATTATAGTATATCAAGAGAAAATCAAAGGAGTTTAGGAAAAGAAAACTTTCAAGCTGTAAGAGTATGTGATATTATATTAGAGTCTTCAGATAATGACGCTGGAAGACATGGTAATATAGATTCTATCGGTACTATATTTTTTAGTGATATATCTATAGATAAAGGATTTGAATCTCCTCGAAAACTCCCTACAGCTAAACCACTATTCCCTCACCAAAAATATGTACCATTAATAAATGAAATTGTATTATTAGTACAAATAACTACTAATAATAGTAGTAAACAAAAAATTACAACTAATTATTATTTTCCTACAATTAATCTACATAGTAATAATCATCATAATGCAATGCCTATTTCTGAATATGGAGAAATTTTAGTAGGTAGTGAAGATTTTAAAGAGAACCCAGATTTAAAACCATTAAGATTATTTGAAGGGGATAATATTTTAGAAGGTAGATATGGAAATTCTATTAGATTAGGAAACCAAAATAATAATCCTATTACTATAATAAGGAATGGACAATATGTTGATTCTGAAAGTACTATACTTGATTCTAATACAGAAAATATAAATAATGATCATTCTTCAATTTATTTATCTTCAAAACAGTTAAATTTTGAATTAATATGTAAAAATAAAGCATCTTATTTAGCAGAAGAAAGACCTTATATATTTTCGGATCAAAGATTAGGTAGTGTAACTCCTATATCTAATAATATATCACAAGCTATTATAAGTTAAAAAATGAATTTTACACCTAAAGATACTAATGTATATAATGATAATCAGATAATAATAAATTCTGATAGACTAATATTTAATGCTAAACAAGATTCAATTTTATTTAGTTCTGATAAAGTTATAGGATTTAATACTAATGGTAGCTTTCATTTTGATAGTGAAAAAAATTTTATAGTAAATTCTAATAAAATAGTTTTAGGATTAAAAAATACAGCTGATGGATCTATTATATATGGTCAAGAACCTGCAATATTAGGAAATCAAATGGAAGAATTTATTAGTGATCTTATAGATGCTATACAACATTTAACAGAAGATATAGAAACTAAGGTAAGCTTTATAGATTCTTCAGGATATGAAACAGCATTTAATCCTAATAATAAATTAGCATTCCAAACTACTATAGCTATGTTAGAAGAATTAAGAAAATCATTTGCTAGTAAATGTAAAAGTCAAACTGTATTATTAAAATAATATGTTAAAAGTAGTTAGAAGAAATAAAGCTGCAATAGATAAATTACTTTTTCAAGTTAAAATTGCAATTGTTAAAGAAGGAAAAAAAATGGCTTTAGAATATGCTATGAATCAAATACCTACAGAACAACAAGTTATTGCAAAATTAGAAGAACTTTCAAAAGAAAATCCAAGAGAAGCTAAAAAATACTATGATAAAACTACAAATTTATTAAATGGAATTAAAGATAAATTATCAAAATCTTTAATTAAAATTGAAACTATAAAAACTAAATTAGAAGCAGCTGATTCTAAAATTACTTATATTAGTACTATAGCTACTATAGTAGATCCTTTTATAATTACTTTACAAGGTATAAAATTAGGAGCAGAATCTATAGTAACAACAGCAGGTTCAGCACCAGGTACACCTCCTGGTCCTATTGCAACATCTGCTACATTAAAAGAAAAAATAAAAGGTGTAATTCAAAAAACAGGTAGTTCAATTTTATTAGCAGCACGTATTGTAATAATATTTAATAAAACTTATATTCAATTAAAAAGACAAGTAACCCAAGCTCGTACTAAAATTATTCAATTAATATCTTATATAGATAATATTTTAAGTATTTTACAATTACATTATAATAATATATTATCACCCTTATTAGAAGATTTAGAAAATTTAAGTCCAGAAGCTTTAGATAATTTAGATAGTTATTATCCAGGATTAGATGGTTATTTAAACGGAGAAGATCCTAATTTTCCTCCTTTAGATCTTGAAGAAGAAACCAATACTACTAATGGAATTAGTAATATTGCACCAAGATTTTTTAAAAAATACAGAACAGGTTCTTATACTGAGGAATCCTAAAAAAATTTATATTTATTAACAAACACAATTTAATATGAAAGTCACAATTTTCGAAAAATTAATTAGAAAAGTTATAAGAGAAGAAATAGATTATGCTCTTCGACGTGAAATTAAAACACTTAAAGAAGATTTACGTGAAGAATTAAAACCAATAGTTAAAGAACAATCTATACAACATACACCTATACCTGAAAATGTACAAACTTCTTTAAAAGAAAAAATTATGGGTAAACCTATTTCTCAAAATTTTTCAACTAATGGAACTTTAAATAATCTATTAAATGAAACAGCTCAAGGTAATACTAATCTTGAATCAACATTAACACCAGAAGCCCCAATGCCTACTGCAGTAGCAAATGTTGTAAATAAAGATTATAGAGAATTAATGCGTGCAATAGATAAAAGAAAAAACCATAGACCATAATGGCTAGATTAATTGATTTAAAACCAGGATCCCAAACCCAAATAAATCCTTTAGATTTAACCCCTTCAGTAGGAGTAGGGTTAAAATATCCCTTAAATGGTTTATATATTAATTATTCAACTAAAGAACAAATACATGATAATTTACTAAATGTAATATTAACAGAACCTGGAGAAAAATTATTTAACCCATTTTATGGTGTAGGTTTAAATAGTTTACTTTTTGAACAAAAAGTAGAAGCTAATTTTGTAAAAGAAAAAATAGAAAATGCTATACTTTCAGATTCATTATTAAATTCATTAAAAATTGAAGATGTAAAAATCAATTTTAATAGAGATGATAATTCAGTTAATGTAAAAATTGAATATATTTCCTTATTAGATAGACAATCTGATGCAATAGAAATTAATTATACAAATCCTAAAATGTAATGGCTTATTCTAATTTAAATAGTACCCCTGAAAGAGACATTAAATATCTTAATAAAGATTTTAATTCATTAAAAAATCAATTACAAGAATTAGCTCAAACTTATTATCCTAATTCATATAATGACTTTTCTGAAGGTTCATTAGGAATGATGTTTATAGAAATGACAGCTTATGTTGGTGATGTATTATCATATTACACCGATACTCAATTACAAGAAACATTCTTAAATTTAGCTCAAGAAAGAAGAAATTTATATAATTTAGCTTATTCATTAGGATATAAACCTAAAGTTACTAAAGCTTCTAGTACTATGTTAGAAGTTTTTCAATTAATACCTGCTAAATCAGATGCTCCTTATGCTCCTGATTATGATTATGCTGTAACTATTGGGGAAAATTCAATATTTAGATCTAATAATGGGATAAATTTTATATCTGAAGAAATGATAGATTTTAATCTTTCAGGATCCGGTAGTCCTACAAATATTAGTGTTTATCAAATAAATGGTAGTGGAAATCCTTTATATTATTTATTAAAAAAAAGTACTAAAGTAATTTCTGCTGAAAGAAAACAAACTACATTTGAAGTAGGAGCTGCAGAAAAGTTTTTAAAACTTGATTTGTCAGATGACAATATTATAGGAATAGAAAAAATTGAAGATAGTGAAGGAAATATATATTCTGAAGTAGATTACCTAGCCCAAGATACAGTTTTTGAAGAACAAATAAATACATATGCTAATGATTCTACATTATATTCAGATATTCAGTCTACTCCTTATTTAATGAAATTAAAAACAGTTTCTAGAAGATTTATATCTAGATTTACTACCGAAACTAATTTAGAAATTCAATTTGGAGCTGGAACATTAAATATTAATGATGAAGAAATAATCCCTAATCCTACTAATATAGGATTAGGAATTAATGATGGAAAAAGTGGTTTAGATAAAGCTTATGATCCTACAAACTTTTTATACACAGGAACATATGGAAAAGCTCCTTCTAATACAATCCTTACAGTAACTTATTTAGTAGGAGGAGGAATTAATAGTAATGTAAGTTCAAATACTATTAGTGCACCTATATCTATACCTTTAAATGTTAAACCTGGTGTAGATGCATCTATTTTTAGTACTATTAGAAATAGTATAGGGTGTAATAATCCTCAAGCAGCTACTGGTGGTGGTGATGCAGAAAGTGTAGAAGAAATTAGACTAAATGCAATGGCTAATTTTTCTACTCAAAAACGAACAGTAACTAAAGATGATTATATTATAAGAACTTTATCGATGCCATCAAGATTTGGACAAATTTCTAAAGCATATATTACACAAGATGATCAAATAAGTCCTCTTATTGGAAATGATACTACACGAATTTCAAATCCATTAGCTTTAAATTTGTATACTTTAGGGTATAATAATAATAAAAATTTATCTACATTAACAAATGCTACTAAAATTAATTTATCTACTTATTTAGAACAATATAGAATGTTAAATGATGCTATTAA